CGAAGTTCGGGACCGATTACCGTGCCCGCGTCCCCGCCAGTCAGGGAGGCGCGCAGCCTGCCCGTGGCGACGAGTAGCCGCGAGTCTGTCTTGTTCTCGGCTTGCACGGCCGGCGCCCAGGAGGCGCCTAGCGCGCTGCCCTGCGACGCCCAGACCGCCGCCTCGTTGCGCGCCAGGAGCGCCCGTGCGCGCTCTAGCGCCGGCGCGGGGTCCTCTATGCGGGCGCCCATTGCCTGCAGGCGGGCGGACAGCTCGGGCGCGTTGGTTTCGATCAGGTCAGTCGCCATCGTCGGGGTCCGGTGGCGTTGGCGCCGGCGGGTTCGGTAGCGCCGGCCAGATGCGCCCGGTGTAGTAGGCGGCGACCGTGCCGCTTATGCAGTCGATCGTGCCGTAGCGCAGGTTTTGGTCATCGGGATCGTCGGGGTCAACGGGCGTTGGCAGGTTGCCCATGACGCATTGCGTCAGCCCGGTCAGCGCCTCGGCGTAACGGTCGCGAAGGTAGATGTAGGGTGAGAGGTCGGTGCGGTTTTGTTCCGGGAAATACGACAGCTCGATTTGAGCCGCGGCACCGATCGCGACAGCGCCGCGCGCCAGGTCCGCGCAGTCTGGGCCGACGCCGCCAACCTGCTCGCCGAGAAGGACTACCTGGGCGTCGATCGCTTCCTGCACCTGGTCAGCGGTTGGGCGCGTGTCCTCCGTAAATGTGCCCAGCTCGTTTCCGTTGTCGTCTTTGGTCCGGGCGCGAATCCACGCCGCAACCTCCGCGACCGTGCAGGCCAGGTCGATCACGGGCGGAACAGGCGGGTCAATGCTCATGCGCCGGCCTCCCGACGTTCACTTGATCTGACAGGCCCTCGGGCGGCTGCCCATAGTCGTCCTCGGGATCAGTGCCCGGCTCATCGGCCTCCGCGAGCCACTGAATAACCGCGTCCCAATCGTCCATCAGCTCGGCGTAGGCGGCCGGCGAGCCGGCGAGTGACGACCAGAGCGAAGTCTGGTACGCCACCCGCGCGGCTGCCTGTGCCCGCCAGAGCGCGGCCCGGTATTCCTCATCCGCGATCTGTTCAGGCGTCAGCGTCAACCGACTTCCCCCTCATCGGTTGATCCGGCGTCCGTGCCGCTCGTTTCATGCTTGGCGGCGGCGATCGCTCCACGGCCGATGCCGGCCCCGAGGCCGAGCGCCGCGAGGACGATCGTCACGTCAAGCACGTAATCGTGAAACGGCAGCGAGCCCGGACGGATGATCGTCACGACCGCGCCGGCGATCACGACGATCAGCGCCAGGGCGCAGACGAGCAGCGTCACGACCGGCTTGTCCTCTAACTGGTGGATCATGACGCCGCGATGTCAAACGTCTGCGGTTTTGAGCCGCCGCGGGACTGACTGACGACCGAAACGGCCACCGTGTCAGCCCCGGTCCACAGCTTGCCGTCGATGACGGTTGAGACGTCCGTGTCGCTGTGGAAATCGGTCCGCTCGGCCTGGCCCGCGAAGGCGATGAAGCAGTCGCGGGTGAATCCCGTGCCGATGCAGTGCAGCACGACGCTGGGCGAACCGACGACGTACTCGGTCGGGTTCAGCGACGTGAGCACGGGCGGACCCGTTGGCGCTGGCCGGGAGACGCCCGCGACTGTGTAGGCGTCCCCGTCGCTGCTCCACCCGCCGCCGGGAACAGCAAGCGGGTAGACGCCGATCGCGGTGGCCTGGGTAAGCCAGTCGGTCACGACGATGATTTGCTCGATGACTTGCTGCTGCTGCTACCGCTGGAGCTGGCGCCGCTACTGCCGCTGGACTTGCTGGTGCTCGCCTCAGCGCTTGCCGCCGCCGCGGTGACACCTTCAACGGTGTAGCTCTCGTTCGGCTCCGGGTCGGGCGGCTGCCCGAGGTAGCCGTGCTCGTCGGCGTCCTCCAGGGTGGTTGTAACCGGGTTGGCCGGCTCTGGTGCGTCTGTGCTCATTCGATCACTTCCCCAACATGACGCCGAACGGGTACGCCCCGGCGACGTTCTCTGGCTCGGGTGTCTGGGCGACCTGCCACGCGAAACGCGCGACGACTCGCATCGCCACCATGTCCTGCTGCGCGAGGTTGAACTGGATCGCGCCGGATGCGTCCTGAATCACGGCCTGGTCCAGAATCTTGTAGGTGAGGTCCTGCCGGATCGCGATGATCCCTTGCGTGAAGTCACCCACGATCATTTCCGGCACGCCGGCGCCAACGGTCGGCCACAGCCCGCGCAGCGGGTAATTGACCGTCACGCCGTAGACGCTGGTTCCCGCCGGCTGTACCTCTGTGCCGGCCTCGGGCGTCGTGAGCTGTTCGCCGGTGGTCGAACGGGCGTTACGCAGCTTGCCCTTGTAGACCCGGTTGGCGACGATGCCGTTGACGTCGTAACCCTGCGCCTCAACCTTCCCGAACAGGTCGGAAATGTCGCCGGCGACGCCGCCGGTCGTGGCGTCGTTGGTGCCCTCCGTCTCCGTGTTGCCGGCCGTGGTCGCGGCCGGGACGATGGCGGTCGGCCAGGTAGCCGGCTTGTTGGTGCCGAAGAACACGGCCGCGTCGAGCACGCGCCCGATTGCCTCAGCCATGAACGGCTGCACCTCGCCCCAGATGTCGAATGCCGTGTCGTCCAGGACCGTCTCCGGGACCGGAACGATGCACGCGACTTCTTCGGCGTTGAGGTACTGGTTTCCCCAGCCGGCCTCTGAGGTCTGCTTCAGGCCGGTGTCACCGTTTACGAAGTACGCGACGGGCAGAGCGGCCATTACGGGCATCCGCTGCTGCGCGCGCGCCATGGTGACGTGGCGGAACAGTGACAGCGCCGCGCTTGCCAAAGGGAGTCGCTTGATCACGTCAGAGGCGACGTCCTCGGGAATCAGCGCAGCCGCGTCCGAGCGACTGATGATGTTGCTATACGGCATGGTTCGGTTTCACCCTTCAGGGAGGGCGAGACGCCGGTTGGTGCAGTGCGTCGCGCTACCTGCTAGCCGCGGCCGGCGGCCTCGCGAATTAGATCGTTCATCGACACACGCCCTCGACCGCCGGCTGCCGTGCCGCCCTGGCCGATGCCTGCGGACCCGACCGGCTTACCTTCTTGGATCTGGCCGGCGAGTTCCTTGGCATCGGCTCGGAGCGAACGCAGGTCCGTGCCCTGGAGGCGGGCGGCCACGCTTGGCGGCAGTCCGACCTCGGTGGCTACCTGCGCCTTGAGCGCCGCCAGGTCGCGCGCCGCGATTTCGCCCTCTAGCTCGGCGATCCTCGCGCGGTGCGTTTCCACTTCGGCCGCGGCTCGTCTGGCTTGCGCTTGCGCGCGTTCCAGCTCCGGCTTGCCTGCGTCTTCTAACTCGGTCAGCTTGCGGCGGTACTCGGCAGCCTGACGCAGAGCCTCGCGCTTCGCGTCACGCTCCCTATCGAGTGCCACCTGCCCAGCGTCTCCGAGCGGCGTGTCGGGCGTCGCGCCCTCTGTACTGCCCGCACCCGGCGTCGCGCCAGGGTCCGGTTGGTTCTGCCCGCCGGGCGTCGCGCCACTAGCGGGGTCGGGGCTCGGAGGCGTCGCGCCACCCGAGCCGGGTTCATCGACCACTAGTTCCTCCTGGTGAGGTTGCTGTCGAAGTCTGTGAGCCGCTGGGCGGCGTTCCTGGCGGCGGGCCGGTAGGCGCATCGCCCTCGGCGACCTGCTCGGCCTGTGCGGGCGTCTCCGCGACGGTGACCGTCTCGCGCGTCTGCGTCGGACCGAGGCCGGTGGGATCGCCCTCGACCTTCCACCGTGCAATCTGCTGCGGGCTCGCGCCGATGTACTCCCAGAGCGCCGGCCGCGGGACCCCGATGGACGCGAGCTTGACCGCGGCGTCCACCGTCTCCCCGACGATGCGCGACTCCGGGTTGGCCCAGATCGTCTCTACGTCCACCAGTTCGGCCTTGGCCTGCTCGCCCTCGATGGCGAACGCCAGGCGCATGACCTCTTCCCAGCTCTCCCCGAAGCTGAGCATCTTGCGCCGCACCTTGGCGACCAGGCCCGTCTCGGTGGCTTTCAGGGACTCGCCGCTGGGGAAGCTGCCCATGGCGCCGAGCAGGTAGTGAGGCGGCGTGCGCGTCTGCGCGGCGACGTGCTGGATCAGCATCTCGATCGCGCGCACGTAGATGCCGAGGTCGGACACGCCGAAGTTGCCGAATTTGGCGTCCGTGCTTTCAACGCCCCAGATGCGATCCGCGCCGCCGAGGAACTTGGCGGCCATGCGCTCGCCCGTCTCCGGGTTGACGGGGATCTCTACGCCGGTTGCCCACCGTTGCGGGTAGGCGGCGAACTCCGACGCGACGATCATGTCCCCGCAGAGCTTGTTTACGGCGTCCTGGAGCGGGATCACGCGCTCGATATCTGAGCGTCCGAGACGATCAGACAGGGTGGGCGCGTTGGAGATGGGGACGAGCTGCACGACGCCGAGCGTGTTGGTGCCGCCGCCGGGCTCAAGCGCCCAGCGGTCATATTCCGACGCGCGCCCCCAGGTAGCCGTCTGGTCAGGCAGGTACAGCCAGCAATGCTCCGCGCCCCACTCATCGCACCAGACGCGCAGGCCGGCGAGCCGGCGGCGTCCGAGCGCGGGGTCTACGGCGACGATCGCCTTGTCCGCGGCCTCAAGCTGGATGGTCGCCAGGCCGGCGTCATCCGGGCCGACAAGCGCGTAGGAGCACCCGAGCTTGATCGCCTCCGTGTGCGCCATGTCCGATTCGGCGTCGAGCCCGTTGCGCTGCCATACCTCCCAGGCGGCATCGTCGGCCTCGTCCTCACCGAAGCGGAAGCCGTCAACGCGCAGGCGCTCCGCGGACGCGTCCACCACCAGGTCACACCAGTTATCCGCGAAGGCGGCGAACAGCGCGCCGAACGTCTCGCGAAACTGCGCGGTCGTGAACGCCATCTTGTGCTTGCCGCGGTAATAGGAATCAAAGCGGTTGAGGTCCGGCAGGCGGGCGGCGAGCGCGTTTAGCAGGTAGTCGCGCCACTGCTCCGGGGTGTAGATCCCCTGGTCGGTCGTCGGTGTCGTTGTGAAGCTCATCCTCAGTTCCAGGAGACGGGGACGCGGGATCGGTTGCCGCCGGCCGACAGAACGACCGAGCGGGCCTCGTAGGCGAGCACCGCGGCGACCGCGGCGTCGATCTTGTGCTTGGAGCCTGGGCGGTCCTTGGCGAGCAGGTAGCCGCCGCGCGTCTCGCGCATCTGCGCGTTGAGGACGTGACGCGTCAGCGTGGCGTCGCCGGTGTGGTGAAGGCGCTCGGTCGCGACGTCCGTGCGGAAGCGCTCCACGGCGCCGAACATCTTGGTCCGCGACGTTTCAAAACGCTCGATGACGCGATCGCCGAACTCGCGCGCCCAGCTGTCAATCTCTGAGCGCCAGAGCGGCGGGTCAAAGTAGGCGCGCACGACCTTGAATCGCTCCATGGCGCGGGCGAGCACGGCGTCAACCTCGTTGGCCGGCACCTCCCACTTGGGCAAGTTGTCGGGCGCCTCCCAGACCGCCAGCGGCTCGATCAGCCCGTCATCCACGCGGCACGCGACGAGCGCGGTGGCGTCCCCGACGCGGGAGCCGTCAAACCCAAGCGTCACCGTGTCACCTTCGCGCAGCTCATCGTCAACGGCGAGCTTGTGCCAGTCCTCGCCGGCGATCCACCAGTCCTCTGAGCCGACCCAGACGCCGCACGCGAACCGCGCCCACTGCCACGGCAGCATCGACGGCGAGTCATGCCTGGCGGATAGTGCCTGGAGCGTCTGCCAGCTCGCGGGGTTGGCGCGCTTGACCATGCGCATGTCGTCCAGGTCGTCGTCCTTGGATAGCGCCCACTCGTACATCGCGTAGGCGCCGTCCGCGGATAGGGCGCGCACCAGGGCGCCGGTGCGCTTGATGTTGGGCAGCGCGAGCGCGGCGGCGCGCATGAGCCCGAGGGCGCTCATCTCATGTTCGCCGGCGGTTGAAATCGTGATCATGCGCCCGCTGCGCGGGCCGAGCCCGTCGCGAAAGACGCCGTAGAGGCCGGCGCTCTTGTGGCGGTGCAGCTCGTCCACTAGGGCGAGGGTCGGGATAACCCCGTCCGCGGTGTCAACGTCCGCCGCGAGCACGCGCACGCGCCCGCTGTCACGCCGGCTGCGTATCTCGCGATAGCCGCGCTTGACGTCGATCCGTGACGACAGGCCCGGCGTGCGGCGGATGAAGCCGGCCGCCTGGTCGTACAGGATCGTTGCCTGGTCGCGGCTGGCGGCGCCGATGACGCACTCGGCGTCCGGGGTGACGATCAGGTGGTACAGGGCGAGCGCCGCGAGTAGCGTCGATTTGCCGTTCTTCTTCGGGATCACGATCAGCGTCTCGATCGCGCCGGCGAAGTGCCGGCTCAGCATTTCGCGCTGGAATTCCTCCAGGGCCATCGGCGAGCCGTTCTCAAGCGTCAGGGCACCGCAGAAGCGGCCGAACGCCCCGAGGTCGTCAGTGGGTGGTGCGGCGAGCTGCAAGCTCATCCACCTCCGCGAATGGATCAGGCGCCGCCGCCGGCGCCGGCTCATCGCGCTCCGTGCGTTGCGAGACGCGCGCCCACCGTTCCGGGAACTGGCGTTCAAGCAGCCAGGCGGCGGCCTGCCAGTTCTGGGCGGCTGCCTGGGCAATCAGCGCGACGTTGCGCGTCTCCCCTTCCGCGCGCGCCTGCTCTACGCGTGACCGGAAGGCGCGATAGGGCGCGTCCGCGGGGTCCTCGCCGTCCGCGTGCCCGCGCCGCATCCACTTGTAGAGCGTCTTGACGTGAATGCCGGCAACGCCGGCCGCGGCCTCCGGGTAGCCGCCGACGCGAAGGACCGAGAGGATGCGTGTGACGGTCGCCTCATCCAGCTTGGTCGGAGCGCCGCCTGGCGCCGTTGAGTGTCCTTCGCACAGCTCGGTTCCCGCGACGCGGAAGCGCTTGCACCGCCGGCCGCCGGCCGTCAACGCGGTGCATCTTTCACTGTCAGTAGGGGCCTTGTAGGCGGGCATGGTGACTGTTAGAAACTTCTTACGGCACAGGCGCAAGCGCGCTTGCGTTTCGAGTCGAAGTGAGTCATCGTGTGTGTTGTGATTAGGACCCGAAACCCGAAGGAGACGGAAATGAAGACCTACGCAATTACCTTGACCCTTGCTACTGACCGCCTGGACCTCGACGGCGTTTGCGAGCTGATGACCGAGATCACCGACGAGGCGCAGGAGAACCTGCTTGCCGGTGACTTCGGAACCGGCCACGGCGAGACGCTGACCGTCGCGAACGTGACCGAGGTGACGCGCTAGGGCGTTAGGCCGGCCGAGGGCGCCGCGTGAAGGTTGCGGCGCCGTCGAGCGGAGAGACACCCGCTAACCCAAACCAACCGAAAGGAACTAACCGAAATGACAACCTCAACCGATATCAAGCGTGTGAAGGCGAGCGAACTGGAGGCCGGCGACCTGATCGGCACGACGGGCTCCAACAGCCGCGCGACCGTTGAGGCCGGCGCGACCGACCGCGGCGCAACGGGCCGCAGCCGCGGCGACGGCGCCTCGGTGATCGCGAAGATCACGGCCGGCCCTGGCGGCCGGATTCAGGCGCGCGACGCGGCCGGCAAGATCATCCGCTCGATGGCGCCCGAGACGGTCGTGTGGCGCTCGCGCGAGGTCAGCGCGGACGCCGAGGTCAAGGACGACGAGGCGAAGATCATCGCCGCGGCCGACGCCGCCGAGGCGAAGCCGAAGGCCAAGAAGGCGACGCCGAAGGCGAAGGCCGCCGCCGCCAAGCCGGAGTTCACCTGGCCCAAGCCGCCGGCGAAGCTGCTGGCCGAGTACCTGAAGGCCCGCGTGACCGCGGACGCTGACGGGCCGAACCGCAAGCAGCCGTTCATCAACGAGGCCGGCGTCCTGCGCGTTCACTCGACCGACTGGATGGAGTGGCTGGCAGCGAACGACATGGCCCCGAGCAAGGGTGAGGCTGCCAAGCCGCTGCGTGACGCCGGCCTGGCCGTGCGCAGCTTCCCGCTTCCGGGCGAGGATCGCGCGTTCGGCTTCTACACGGGCGCCGCGCCGGCCGGCACGGAGCGGCTGCCGCGCCGGGCGGGCACGCGCCGCGCCGCCGCCCCGCGTAACCCGTTCAAGGGCCTGACCGAGCCCCAGCGTTCCTACCTTGTCACCGCGCTCGTTGAGCGCCCCGACGAGGCCGACGAGACGCGCGACGAGCTGCTGCAACTGCTCATCGCCGCCGCGCCGGCAGCGTAACCAACCGACCAACCGAAAGGACCCGAACCAATGACCAAGAAACTCGCAACCCTGGGCGCCGCGCTTGCCGTCGCGGCGCCCCTGGCGCTGCCGGCGCTCGCGTCCGCTACCGCCCCGAGCGCCGTCGCGCGCTCCTACTCCGTCCAGATTCACAACCGCGGCCGGGTCGCGGGGATCAGGATTGTCGGCACGCGCGTTCGCTGCGCGAGCGATGGCGGCGGCAATTATGAGTGCTTCGGAACCTACACCGCGCTCATCAGCGGGAGGCACTACACCTATGGCAGCTACATCAAGGACTCGCCGCGCGGCTGGCATACGATCGGAACCGCCCGCCTGGTGCGCGAATGGTGAAATAGGCCCGCCATGGACGCTCTGAGCCAGCTCAGAGTTGCCGCCCGGATTCACAGCCGCCGCCTCGCTCAAGCGCAGGCGGCGGCAGTCTCTCGCGACAACCTGATCCGCCAGGCACTCGCCGAAGGCGTGCCCGCGAAAGTGATCGCGCAGATAACCGGCCTGACGCCGGCGCGCGTGCGCCAGGTTCGGGACGGTCACCGTTGACCTCCCAGCAGGGCGAACAGTTCCTCGCGCGCTCGGGCGTCGTCCAGGAACCGCCCGCGCAGCTCGGAGGTCACCATCGCGCTAGCGGTCTTCTTGACGCCGCGGTGCGCCATGCAGGTGTGCTCCGCGCGGATCACGCAGGCCGCGCCGCGCGTGCGCAGGTGCGTCACCAGCGCGTTGACGACCTGGGCGGTTAGCCGTTCCTGGATTTGCAGGCGCAGGGCGTAGATATCAACCAGGCGCGCGAGCTTTGACAGGCCGACGAGCGGCGCGCCGACCTCCGGGATGTAGGCGACGCTCGCGGTGCCGGTGAACGGCATCA